TGTACACTGACAAAACGTGCCATTAATACCTCACATTAATAAGTGGGAAATCTTGTATTGCGTTTGTAGGTTGTCCTTGTCCATCAATGTTCATTGCTTGCCTCATGTAACCACCACGTCCATTTTCTCCGGGTGTGCCTTCAGCAACAATCTTCCAGTATTCTGATTTATCAGTTTGATCTGTAATCGGTAAAGCTAAGTGCCATGCCATTTGATATTTGAGTAATTGTACAAAGTGATGTGGCAATGCATATTCTTCAACATCATACTGATAGTCTACATAGACTTCTTCATAATCACTGAGTAGTTTATTTCCCATGATGCGATACTCACGTCTTACAGGTGCGCCAATTTCATCTGCGTCATACACAGCGCGTGGTAATCCAATCATGTCATTGGGTAATTGATATTCGTATTTGTATTCAGTAACAGGTGTTGTTACTAATCTTGCTAATTGAACTTTCTTAAATGAGAAAGACCATGGATGACTCGCAATCGTTTTAATCTTAATATCAGAATAGAGTCGATCACAAATGTTAGATTCATCTGTACCTTCGTTAAATGAAGAAATAGGTTTTGCTCCTAGCATCAACAATGCATCGGAACATATTGAAATTGCTGAATCTCCAGAAGCCATTTTATATCCTTTAAATGTGCAAATAGGTAGGCACCGAAGTACCTACCCAATCTGCATTAAAACACTTAGTCAGCGTCTGCGACTGATAATGCTGTACCGTCAGATACATCAACTACACCAGAAGCATTAGAAAGTACAACAACTAAAGATGCTGTAGGAACAGATGCGTCCCATAAGTAAATTAAGTCGCCTACTTTTAATACACTGTGTGCATCGTTGAAGTAACCTGATGTATTGATATCAGCAAGTGCATCAGTACCAGGAGCGGTATATGACCACATTTGTGGAGCATTACCAGCTTTAGACTGACCACCTATTGGTTGTAGATTGTCTTTGTTATAAGCCATGGTTTATCTCCTTAAGATTCACGACATGTGAGTGTTACAATACCTTCAGCATCAATCGCTACGGCACCAGCTGAGAACATAGCATTCACTAAGAATGATGTTTTTTCTGGAACATAGTTGATTTCTGTTTTAGGACCCATACCTTCAGCATAGCCGATCGCATCTTTGTGGAAAGCTAACACTGTTCTGTCTAAAGAACCGTCAACTGTTAAACCACCTTCAGTTCTGTCGCCTAATACGTGGAATGTGAAACCTAAGAATGTATTGATTTCACCAGCCACTAAAGCTTTAACAGTGTTGAAGTCAGAAGATGTTACTGCTGTTTCTGAAAGAAGTGATGCTAAGTTATTAGCGTGTAACACAACGTGACGATCCTGTGGAGGAACGTTACCTTTGTCTAATAGTTTTTTAGCTTCACGTAATTTTGCTACGTTTAAGTTTGTATCTGTACCACCGATGTCATTTGAAACAGTCAATGAAGTACCAGAACCATTTAACGCATCAATGATTAACTGATCTTGACGACGACCAATCGCATTAGCCACAACTTGCACTAATTCTTGTCTTTCATCAAAGTTAACTTTTTGTTGCATGAAGATGTCAGAATACTCTGCAGCATTCCAATCTTGCATAGTTGCTGTTACTTGTGAAAAATCCACATTTAACGGTGTTACATCTGTTTGTGGAATACGTAATGTTGCTACGCCTTTACCCACTTTAGGAAATTTTGCTGTTGAACCCTCAACGCCACGTCTTTGTCTAACTGCAGCTACAAGCTGTGCTTTAGCTTGGTAAGCCTGTTTAACCTCGGCATCAAATAGGGTAACAAAAGCATTGTTTAATCCAATAGCCATTTGAGACTCCTTAGTAATTAATAAAAATATGTATTAATCGCTGTGGTATGCCAGTGAAACCTGGGCCAGTGCTTGCTATTTACGATAGCCAGTCGACAAGGTTACTTGCGTTAAGGGTTGTATTCAGAACAAATACAATAAGCCTTACCCATGAATATACCATAGATAAGGCTAAATTGCAAGATAGATCGGCTTATCCGAAGTTTTGTGCGAAGAGTTTTTCGACTTTAGTTCGGTAGGCAGGATCAGAATGATACTTAGGATCAGCGACCATTTGATAGAGTTCATCTTTGGATGGTGCGCCTTCTACAGGTGTGACTTCAGTAGGGATACGTCCTTCATAAGAAGCTCTGAGTTTTTCTAATGCAGCAATACCTTTAGCTGTACCGCCCATAACTTTAAACTCTTCAAAGTCGTCTTTACCCCATACACCTTTTTGTACAAGACCAGAACCCCATTTCACAATGCCATTGATACGTGCATCTGCATTGGGACCTAAGAGTTTCTTTTCTTGCTCAACATTTACACGATAAGTTTCTGCATTGTTCATGTTCATTTCGACAACTTGACCTACTAAGTCATCTAGTGCAGCTTGACTCACCCCGTATTCTTTTGCCCAGTCAACAACGTGTTGTCTTACTGGATCATCTTCAGGTGTACTACCAAAAGCAGATAAGTCATAATTACCATCTTCTGGTGCTTTGTGTTTACCTTGTGATATTTTCTTACGTAAATCAGACCATGATTTAGCAATACCTTCTAAGTCTGGCTCAGATCCATCTTCTTTCCAAAAGTTTTCAGGCCACCAATCTGGTCTTTCTAAAGGTTCATCATCATCTTCACCTGCCTCTTGTAATGCAAAGTCATCCTTTGCTTTGACTTCTTCAGGATCACGATGATCTATTTCTACTTTCTGTGGGTTTTCTTCGCTAGCTTCCTCTGGTTCTGGATTAGCTCCATCGAGTAGGCCAGTGCTTTCTTGCTCCACACTAGGCTCGAGTGTTTCTTCCATTATAATTTCCTTGCTCTAATTAACCTTGCTTCTAAATCCTTAACGATACTATTTTGTCCTTCTCGATAATATGCATAGCTTGGATCGCTACCCGGCAAGGCAACAGGTTGCTCAACAACTGCATGACGCAGCCATTTTAATAACTGTTCACCGTCCTCACCCCCAAGGACTCTTAGACAGAGACGATCTACATCATCTCTTTTTTGATTCACATCTCTAACGTCAAGCGGTAATGCTTGATCTAAATCTTCCCATCCAGCCATTATTGTCCCTCTTGTTTCATCACTTCAGCAGCAACAGCTCCTGCAGCTTCTGGATTCTCTTGTGCCATTTGTTGTGCTTGTGCTGCCATCTGTTCTTGCATCATAATACGTTCTACCTTTGTTGTCCTGATGCGTTGTGGTATGCCTAATTGTTCTGCAATAAAGTCTAACATCTCATCGACCTTCACAACCATCTGACCTTGTGGTCCAGCTGCTTGTGCAATCTGAGCATACTGCAATACCTTCTCGACTTCTTCCATTGCTTGTGCCATTGCTAATGGAGCAACAGGTGCAATCTTAATTTCAAGACCATTCACTTTTAATGGCATCGCAATCAATCCACGATCATCCATTACTTTTAAGATCTTAGTAACTAATGGTACCATTGTTTCGTTAATCAAACGACCAAAAGCAGAGCCTAAGTTTTGTGCTAACTCTTTCATACGCTCCACCACTTCTGTTGCTGATCGAGCTGACATATTGTCTGGTGGTAATGATTCATCTAATAAGATACGTTTGATGTTCTGACGTAAGTCATTCATGATGATTTGTGATACGTTAAAGTCACCCGCACGTGGTAATGGTCTCAATGATTCACCTTGTGGACCACCGTTACGTGCAACAGGAATGATAGCACCTGGCATAATCTTTACGGTATTTGGATTCAATACACCATCATCGGCTGCTGTATAAACCCCTGCAATCGAGAGAGAAGCATTCTTTAACACTAACTCTAATGTTTTGTTCAGTGTCTTTACATCAGGCAATGCAGTAATCAGTGGACCACGTCCATAGATCTCACCTGCAACTTTTGCATAACGTGCCACAATCCATGGGCTGTAATCCATACGTCTGTATACAATTTCTGTTTTAGATTCTTTGTGAATGACATGATAGCAATAGTCACCACGCTTCTGATCAAACACAGTTGCTTCCACCAACTCCACATCATCTGTCGGTTTATCATCAATCTTCTTTTGTAATTCAGTTGGAATCTTTGCATCTGGCCATTGTCTTTGTATCACTTCACCTTTTAAGCGAATACGTCTATACACGTTATCCACTTGTCCATCTGCACCTTCTTCAAATGAGACAAGGTATTGTGGTACAGGAATAAAGTTAATTGGATTCACATCATCACCTGGTTGCACCATCATGACTGCTGTACCTACGCATAGGTCAAGTAAGAACTCACCAATCGCAATATCAAAGTTAGATTGCTTAAGTGTTGCAAATAACTTTTCTGAATATACATCTAATGCAGCTTGTGCTTCTTCACGTCTTTCTACAGGAATATCAGTACCTGGTTCTAGTCGACACCATTTACGTTGTGGAGGGAAGATACCAGACTGCATACGGTTAGCAAATCGTTGTGTAGAGTTAATCGCTGTAGAATCAAACACACGATTCATCTTCTTGGTACCACCCACCTTGCCATCGTAATGTCCATCATAAAGATTACGTTGTGGCAACGCAAACTCATAACATTCCTCGTATAAGTTTCTAAAGTCTTCTTTTTTAATTAGCGCTTTGTCATGTCGCTTTAAGACTTCTTCTGCATTTAATCTCATCATTGTTGCCATACTTATCCCTTTTTATGTTTATTTGCAAAGTTACGTGCAGCTTCTTTGCTGCTAAATCCCCACTTCTTCAGTGCGAGTTTCAATCTTGTTGGTCTCCCTTTTTCATCTGTTAACGGACCATCCATCCCACTAAACCGTGCAGCAAAACTGACACGACGACCATCAGTCCCAGAACTTTGTGGTGGCTTAAGATCTCCACCATCTTTGTTTTCAAAGTATTTACGTCCTTTTTCATTCAGTCCACCTTCAGGATTTTGATAAGCTTTCTTTACCATTATTCATTCCAACTTAATATAATCTCAGCAGCATGAGCATTGTTATTCGTATCTGCATTGGTTAATCTAAATAAGTAAGTTGTGAGTCCTTTTAATATTAAGTTGTTACCACCAGCCTCACCTCCAGCACCTTTTTTACCAAGACCACCTGTTAAAATTTCTTGCAATACTAAAGTTCCTAATGAAGTAATCGTTGGATTAACAATCGCTACACCTTGGCTAGTAATGGTGCTTGCTCTATTTCTTTTTATAATAGTCAATGGTGTTCCACCTGAAACGACTGAACCTTCATATAAATAACCAATCGCATTACCAGAAGATAATCCTGAAATACTCATAATAGGATTCATACCGCTTGGAAATGCAAGTGCAATGTCAATGCTTTCTGTAGCTGGCAATGGATCTAAAAAAGTTCGTACATATCCTAACGAAAAAGCTTGACCTTCAATCAGTCTAACTTGTTCAATATCTCGAGTTGGATATGCGCCTTTATACAGTTCCATCTATTTCTTCTTCTTCGGAAAGCCTTTTAACATATTCTTATAAGCTTTTGGAGATATAGTTGAATCTTCTTTAGATCGACTAATTCCTTTTTTCTTACGCTCATTGATGTTATGGTATAAACCTTTCTTTTCCATTAGTAGCTCTTTTTCTTTGCTTGACCTGATTCAGACATCGCAATCGCTACCGCTTGTTTACGTGATTTAACTGAAGCGCCTGATCCTGACTTAAGTTTGCCAGATTTATATTCTTTCATTACCTTCTTTACTTTCTTTTGCATCTTATCCATCATAGTTTTACCCTCTTTCCTAATTGACCTTCTTCACCTAATTGTGATGACGTGCCTTCACCCAACATTGGAAGTCCTGTACCAACCATACCACCAGCACCACCAGCTTTTGCTAATAGTCCAGCAGTACCTCGTGTTAATCTTTTACGTGCTGCCGCTGCTGCACCTGTTTCTCTTTTTTCAGCTTCTACTGCTTTTTCAGATGTAGCTTTGTATTTAGCCATGGCTTGTTCCATGGTTCCAGACAAACCTTTTTGCTGTGACGCTAAACGATCAATTTCACGATTAATTAAATCTCTTGTTTGATCAACTCTATACCAACGTGCATAAGATGGAGAAGTTTGTTTATAAAAATCTGTGCTTTGAACATAGCCGTAATAACGATTTAATGCGCCACCGTACGCTTTAGTGCTTGCACCCATTGCTGCACTCCAAAGCCTATTAGCTTCTTTATTAATATCAGCAAGACTTTGTACTTTACCAGTTAGTGCATCAACTTCAGATTTTTTAGCTTGATATGATGTATCAAATGCTTTCTTAAAAGCTTCTGATGAAGCAAAACCTTTACCGCCACCAGTAAGCTTTAATGCTTCTTGTTCAGATCCTGGATAGACTAGACCCTGAGTGAGAGCTTCTTGATATGATAAGGACTTAGCCATACTAGCCTCCGAGGGTTTGTTCTTCGTCAGTCACACCAAGTTCTGGCATAAAGCGTGCTTCAGACAATAATGATCGTTTACCACCCCGCATTGTTGCTTTACGTTTTGCTGCCATTTGTTCTTCCATCGTACGACGCTCTGCTTCTGCTTCTGTACGCATACGTTCTGTTTCTTTCTGTTGCATTTCAATTTGTTGTTGTGTTTGCTGAATCATCTTATCTTGTGCAGATGTATCCACCTTTGGCATCTTCGGTGCGCCACCAAATAATCCACCCATTAACTTCTCCTCATCATGTAATAGTCTTGTTTATCTGCACTGTATTGCTTGAGGATACCTTCTTCAACAAATCCTAAGCGTTTAGCCCAATTTACAGCACGTTGATCATTGGATCGTACCGTAATTTGTAGTCGATGTAAAGTAAATAATATCTCGCAGATATCAAAGAATACATAAGCACCTTTAGTCATAGCTATCGGGTATCGTCTAGCTTGCTCAGTAAATAAAGCACCAACTTCAGCAACACCATTCCAGAAGATAACAGCTCCAAACACAGCAACAGGATAACCGTTAACGATTGCAGTAACAAAAGGACCAGAGCTAGACTGCTGGATAATGTGGGCCTTACAAACATCCAGACCAACTCCTGAAACGCCAAATATAGATTCTTCATTAAAGTTATCCAAATGATAGGGTTTAAAGTTTGTATAATACCCGCCAACGACTTTAGGCATATACTCATCAAGGTATTCACGTTTAATCGAATACATTAAAGTCAGAGGTCACGACAGTTTGTGAGATCAATGTGTTTTGTTGTAATCCAGACTTGGTCATGCGTTTATGTTCACCGCCACCTAACATGAGGTAACCAAATGCATCACCAATGTGTGAGTGTTCATTTTTATTTGGACTATCTTTAAATCGTTCTTGCCCTGCACCGACGGCAATTCGTTTGAAATGATAACCACCGGCTAATGACTTGCGTAATTTTTTACATGAGGTATGTACAATCAATCCAGGCTTTCCTGCAATCAATCGTTGCATGGGTGCGGCTGCACCTTCACGTCGCACTTGGAAATTGTTACTTGCCGTGGGTTGTGCTTTGAGTCCTAACGTTCTTAAGTAATCAAAGGCAGTGACTTCATAGATCGCATCACGTTGCATACCCGCAGGGTCACCCCACACTAACACTTGGGCTTTTGGAAAGCGTGCATTAATCTCAGCGAGTAACTGTTGACCAAAACGTTCTAGCCCCATATCTTCTGTAACAATCTCATGTAACACTACCCATCGTCCATTGGCTAATCTCTGACCAATCGCAGCGGCTGGTGTTAAACCAAAGTCAAGACCAATATGAATCGGTAGGTTTGGATCGTAATCGACCTCAGCACTACTCATCATGTTGTCATCATACTCAGGCCATACGGGTCTACCTTCTTGGACATAAGTGTATTTGCCTTCTGCATAACATCGAATCCAATCTAAGTTTTTACCCCCCAACATTTGTTGATAGTATCCACCGGGTAAGTTATTAACGTTTTCTGCACGCTCGTTCACCCTCCACCAACGACCACCGGCAAAGATGTGGTCATTAGCTTCAGGGTTATCAGGTAAATGCTCAGGGGATACTTCTACGACGCCACCTGGTTGTTTAAAGAAGTCCCATCCATACTTACCTGTAATCGGTTCTTTCTCACTTAAGCGGAACCACCAATGGTCATCATCCATTGGGTTAGTATCCATCCAAACTCCATGCCAAGTCGGTCCACCATCCCGCTGTGTAGGATAGCGACCAACCCGATGAGTAAGACCATCAATAACAGCTTTTGGAAGTTCTCGTGCTTCATTGACCCATGCTCCTGTAAGTTCAAGTGATAATAGTTTACGTACGTCTTTAGGTTGGTCCAATGCTAAGAAGATCACTTCACAATCTATGCCTGCGGCATCGCCTCGGGAGGGTAGGCGGATGTGATGAGTGATAGGAGGTGTATATAACATCGGACCAAAAGTGTTTTCAGGAAATAACTCTTGCCATGTCTTAATCGTTGTTGTCTTTAATTCTGGATAAGAGTTCCTGACAATTACAAATCTTGTATAGCGAATGCCATCTTGAGGTGATGGCTTTTGTCTGACGGCACGCATCATGATTTCAGCAGCACACGCGTAGGACTTCCCCGAACCTACAGGACCCATTAATCCTCTGACAAAAGCATTGCTTTGTAGAAATTGATAAGTCGTCAGTGCGCCACTGAAGTCAAGATCAATGCCTGGACCCGCTAGTGCTTTTTTACTACGCTCTTTTTTATTACTCATTCTTCATCATCAATATCTTTAAACTTCATGGTTGCAATACGTTTGAGTTCTTGATTCTCTTTCCATAGCACATCAATAATTTCCATGACTCGGGTATTATTCATGTGTGCCATAGCAAACTCTTCACGCAACTGTTCAATCATTGCCTTGAGTTCCATCTTTAGTCTCCAGTTGTTTTACTAAAAATGCGACATAATGTTGTAACTTCCGCAAGTCCTCAACACCCCCTTTATCCCGCCAACGCAGTGCGTACTTTATAATATTACCATTCAAGAATCCTTCATAGGCCTCGTCTGATAAATACTCTTTCATCACATCTATAGGTTGAATAGCATGTCGCTTGTAATGGTCGCCACCAACTTGGATGTCTTTTGGATCAGTCATGTTTTTTTCTTCCTAGTCTTTTTTGTGCTTCTTGTGCAAACTTAACGACAACCTCAAAATGTTGACTAGGATTGGCTAATACTTTATCAATCCATGCCGTGTGTCTGTCGTAGTTTTTATTATACTCTTTCAATGTATCCCTGACGTAATAATAATATTCTCTACCATACAAATTTACTTCAGCTTGATTCTTCACCATCGGGTGCTTCAACTGAGGAATCTTCTCCTCTTCCTTCTCGATCGGGTTCCACATCAATAATCTCCGGAGCTTTTACATTAATTCCAATCACGGATGGCTTGTCAGATTCATCAGGATTGTCCAATAGACCACTGGCTTTCGCCAACAACCGTAACGTCTGTACCTTGTCCCACAATTCAATCTCGATCTCTCCTGTCTTCGGATTAGTCTTGATTCTTTTAATTGCTTGCATGGCTGTTTCAGGAATGTCTTTACTTGCTTTGACTTTGACATTACCTGCTTCATCCCATTCCATGATATCAGACAGTTTGGTATTGGCCATACATAACAGCGAATACGCTACGGCTTCTCGATTCGCTGCTAATGTGGTACTTCTCTCCAAGTTCTTTTGCAGGGTCCTGACACCCCCATACCCTGCAAGACTTGGAATCGGTTTCTTTTTGTTTTTAGTCTCAGGCATTAGAACGGCAAGTCGTCTTCAAGTTCGTTCAAATGATCTGAGGACATAGCCTGATTCGCTGGCTGCGTATTCTGTACTGGTGCTTGTGACCCGGCACTGCCACCCGTAACAGGATTACCAATTCGTACGCGTCGATATGGTTGACCACTGTTCTTCCCGATTCCGTCCCATACATCGATAAAATGTCGTTGACCGTTAGGTAAGGTAATTTGACTCGTGTAGTCAGGATGCCAATCCTCTTTTTTGTTTGTATTTATATTGCAATATACTTCGCCTTGCTTTTCTTGAAACCCATTATCTTGTGCCATTATTCTTCCTCGCTTTCAATTTCATAAATATGGACGACGGCTGCGCCACCATCCCTCGCTTCCCCTCTGGCAATCTCAATGTATTCAAATTGACTATCGTCATCATACACGTTAGCTTTCATTAATGCATCTAATATTGCTTTAAGAGTGTTATCTAGGTCAAACTTACGCTTAGACCTAGGATGTATCATTACACTAATCCCAAGAGTTTTATCACCTAATCCTCTATACCCTTGTGCCTTTACAATCGCAAAGACTTCATCGGTAAATTTTTTCCCAGCAGGAGAGATATATCTTCGCTTTCCCGATGCATGCCAATAATTATTGACACTAGGTGGATAGGGTAATTCATATCTTAGTGTTGGTGTCATAACTGATTTAATCTTGAGTTAATGTCTTTATTACAATATGCTTTAATCGCATCGTTAATAATGCTCGCCTTGGTACGCTCTTGCTCTCGTGCTGCTTTACCGAGAAGTTCCACACTTTGTGGAGTAAGGCGTACTAAGAATGGCTTTAGATCACTCATATAGTCTCCATTTCATGAGCTTAAAAATCAAGCTCAACATACTTGTTACGAACCTTTTTCGTCGGACGTCCGCGACTCCGTATTTCATTTTCATGTTCTTTGGCTACATCACGCTTACACAACTCAACCATCTTCAGATACTGACTGGCCCCTATCATCTTCAAGCCATGCCCGTCAAAACCCTTAGTCATTTTCCAGT